GAGGCGTATCCGCGCCTGCCTGATTTGAAGTTTTTGTATGACGAAGCTTGGGAATTGGCATCGTCCGAGGATAGAGAAAAAGCCTCTTTGCGTATTGCACCGCGTCAATACTTTACTTAAGGGCTAAAAATGGCTGGTCCTAAGTTTGCTTCTGGGAAAATAGCGATTGCCGAATGTGATATTTGCGGCTTTCGCTACAAGCTTAAACAGCTTAGGCAGTTGGTTATTAAGACAAAGAACGTAAACTTGCTTGCCTGTCCTGAGTGCTGGAATCCCGACCAGCCGCAGTTGCAGCTTGGAATGTATTCAATTTCGGACCCGCAGGCGCTACGTAATCCTCGTCCAGATACTTCTTATTTGCAGGCAGGTTTGGGTACTGACGGAGAGCCAACGCAGGGCAGTCGAGTGATTCAGTGGAATTGGAACCCGGTTGGTGGCCCAAGAGATGGTGGGTTGACCCCGGATGATTTGCTTGCCAAAGGAAGCGTTGGTTCTGTTACAGTAGTTATATTATGAAGCAATGTACACGATGCCTAGCTTTTAAGCCTATCAATGCGTTTTACGTTCAAAGCGTGAATAGTAAAGATGGGTATCAAAGCCACTGTAAGCAGTGCGATAACGCTCGCAAAGTGGCTTGGAAAAAGCTAAACTTGGAAAAAGCAAAAGAACACGCTAAAAAAACAGAAAACAACCGTAAAACAAGTAATAGTCGTAAAGAATGGAAAAAACAGCACCGTCAAAAACCACACATAAAGGCTAGTCGTAACGCAGACTACGCTAAAAGACGGGCTGCTAAGTTACAAAGAACTCCAAAATGGCTTACAAAACATGATTTAAACACAATAAAAGCGTTTTATTCTATCGCACAAATGCTTTCAAGAGAAAACAATGAGTCTTGGCATGTTGACCATAAGATTCCGCTCCAAGGCGACCTAGTATCTGGACTGCACGTACCAAGTAATTTACAGTTGATGCGTGGTATTGAAAACGAAACAAAGCGCAACACTTACCAAGTCAATTAAATTAAGGAGCCTTACATGGACGCAAAAAAAGCAGTGCACAAACACGAGAAAGTTTCGGTGCGCAAAGTTCGCGCCGTGGGGATTTAATCATGGCTAAGTACAGCAATAAAATGATGGGTAAAGAGGTTGGGCAGGCTTCTGTCTATGCAGAGCCGCACACTATGAGCGGCAAGAAAGTGATTCCTAAGCAGCCCAAAGCGCCCGGTCCTGGGCAAATGAACCAGCTCAATGTGTCTATCGGCAATATCAGCCGTGGCAAATACGACGAGCCAAAAGGCAAAGTCAAAACACGGGGTACTGGCGCAGCGACAAAAGGTTTGTACTCAAGCGCTAAGCTAGGGTAAACCCTAATGAACTATCAATCGCTTGTAGCCGCAATCAAAGCGTACAGTGAGAACGACTTCCCAACTACGGTTGGGAATTTGTCGTCTTCCGGGCAGATTGCTTTGTTTGTTCGTCAGGCAGAGCAGCGGGTCTACAACTCGGTTCAGATTCCTGCGTTGCGTAAAAACGTCACTGGTACGACTACGGCTGGCAATAAGTACTTGACCCTTCCCGGCGATTGGCTAGCTACATACTCTGTAGCTGTTATTGATCCTGTGACTGGTGAGTATGAGTACATGCTGGATAAAGACGTGAACTTTATTCGGCAGGCTTATCCATACCCTGCTGTGTCTGGCAAGCCCCAGTACTACGCTATTTTTGATCAAGACAGCTACATCATGGGGCCAACTCCAGATCAGGTGTACGAGATTGAGATGCACTACTACTATTACCCGCCGTCAATTGTTGACGTTGGGACGTCTTGGCTAGGTGAGCATTTTGATTCTGTGTTGCTGTATGGTGCTTTGCTAGAAGCTGCAGCGTTTATGAAAGAGTCAGACCAAGAGATTGTTGGTACGTATACAGCTAGGTACGCGGAAGCTTTGGCTTTGATTAAGCAGTTGGGTGAGGGTAAAAACCGCACTGATGCTTACAGAACTGGACAATTGAGGATACCCATTCGATGATCTACCAAGACCAAAAAGGTGTTCTTTTAGGCGGCGAAGTCACTATTCTTACCACGAACAACCGTGGCTGGACTTCGGAAGAAATTGCCGAGCGCGCTTTGGACAAAATCATTTATGTGGGGAAAAGCAGCCATCCCGCAATTCGGGACCAAGCAGAAGCGTTTCGGGAAAACATCCGGCAAATTCTGGTGTTTTACATGAATGAAGCAATCAAGTCTAACCAGACAACAATTGCCGCACGTCTTCGGGAAGCAGGACACCCGGAGTTAATTAAACTTTTAGATTAAGGAGTATTAACATGCCTATTTCACAAGCAATGGCTACGTCGTTCAAACAAGAACTGATGCAAGCGCTTCATAACTTTAACAATCCGGGCGGAAACACGTTTAAGGTTGCTATGTACACGTCGTCAGCTAACCTTGGCGCTACTACCACAGCATACTCTACGTCTAACGAAGTATCGGGCACTGGCTATACGGCTGGTGGTAACACACTGGCTGCTGTTACGCCAACTTCGTCTGGTACAACGGCGTTTACAGACTTTGCAGACACTACGTGGACTTCTGCAACCATTACGGCTAACGGCGCGTTAATTTACAACAGCACCAACGGTAATCGTGCTGTGGCAGTGCTGGCTTTTGGTGGCGACAAGACGTCAACCAACGGTGACTTCACCATTGTGTTTCCGACTCCTGATGCTTCTAACGCCATTATTCGTATTGCATAGGTGGCTGGAGAAATTGTATTTGCCGCGCCAGTATTTAAGGAATCAAAATGACTTTTAACATTGCCGACAGAGTTAAAGAAACAGCCACCACAACAGGTACTGGCACTTTTACTTTGCTTGGTGCGGCACCCGGTTTTCAGTCGTTTACGGCAATAGGCAACAATAACAGCACGTACTACACCATAGTCAACAGGAATACGGGCGAGTGGGAAGTTGGCATAGGCACATACATATCAGCCGGACCCTCTTTGTTTAGGGACGAGATTTTGTCCTCCAGCAATTCTGGGCTGGCTGTGGATTTTGCAGCTGGAACAAAAGACGTATTTGTTGACTATCCGGCAGGTCCGGCGATTCAAGCAATTGACAGCGCGCCTATCGTGCGGCTACTTTTAATGGGAACATAGTATGGCTAAGTCAACCAAATTACCTTTTACGCAAAATCTAAATAATGCGTATGTAGACTTTTTTTCCAGCGACAAGTTGCGTGTTGTTGCAGTCTCTACAAACGGCAACGGATCTAACCTTACTGCTGGAACACGTACTTTTACTGCTGCTGGCGGNACCATTCAAACTGGCGGATCAGCGGCAACATGGACTGCGGAAGTAACTGACAGCCGTGTAGTAGGGATGCCGACGATCACTAATGGCGGAGACTATTTTGTTACTCCTACCGNTGCAGCCAATGCGGCGACAGTTGACTCTGGTTCTAGCAATGCAACTTGGAACCTTCGGGTTGAATTCTACAAAGAGCTTTATACAGCCTCAGCTAATGATGCCATTGTAAAAGCTCTTAATGTTGCGTCTTTTGATTCTGCCGCACGAGTAATGTCTTTTTGGATTATTGCAGCCGACGCACAGCCCATCTTAATTGGCGCTGTAAACATCCCTGCCAACTCTGGTAATAACGGTACTGCGGCTGCGATTGATCTACTTGGCGGAACCCTCATGCCTTCTTTGCCATACGACGCAAACGGGAAAAGAATTCTAGGCTTAAAAGCGGGGCAAAAGATTGCTGTTTCTGTCCCTGCGGTTACTGCTGGTACGCAGATTAATGTAACGGCTCAGATCGAGGAATACTAAAATGCCCTCAATGCTTGGAGCTTCCAACATTGCTGTTGGGCCTCTTGCCAAGCTGAGTAATGGGCCTGAAGTTGGGTATGACTTGTCACGGGTGGGTGCTGGGCTCACAAGAGGGCCAAACAAAGGCAAGGTTTTTGAAGCCGCACCGTGGTCTGGCACATGGCCCGCCCCCGGAGCAACCCTAGACCTAGACTTTGCCAACAACCGTGGATTTGTGCGTGGTGTAGGGCAGGGCGGGGCTATGGATGCGGTGACGTTTACTAGGGCTTCTAATGCTACCTTTGTAAAGCCTGATGGAACGTTATCTACTCATGCTAATCAGGGTGCGCTTGGGCTAAACTTGCTTACATTCCCGCAGGATTTTAATATTATAGGCTCTTGGCCTTTGGGCAATGTAATACCTATTCCAAATTCTGCTATTGCTCCAGATGGCACAAACACGGCTTACAAATTAAACGAAACCATTAACAATACCCTTCATCAAATCTATCAAAACATAAGTTTTGTAAATGGAAATACATATACACTTTCTGTTTACTTTAAGGCAGCAGAAAGAACATTTGCAGTTATTAGGTACGGCGATTCTTTAAACAAAAATGTTTGGTTTAACTTATCAACGGGTTCTGTTGGAACTACAGATGCGGGTGTTACAGCAAGTATTATTGATGCGGGAGATGGGTGGTGGCGCTGTGTTTCAACTTACACATCAACAACCACATCAACAAATGGGGTTGCTTTTGAAACCGCTTTAACAGATGGGGGAAGCAGAACTTTTAGTGGCACAGCTGGATCAGGCATTTACATCTGGGGCGCACAACTAGAACTCGGCTCCACAGCAACGGAGTATTTTCCAACTAA